ATCATAAAAAATAACTTATCCATAGAAGTATCTTTTTTGTTCTGCCACTTCTCAATGTCATCATCAAACATTGTTATCAACAATGCCAATGACATTGTTAGCAGACTAACTTCTTCTTCAGATACCTCTACCTGTAATACATTTGTTTCATTGTCAGCCATTTGCTGACCCCCTTTCTTTCTAAACCGAACAATACACTATCTGACTCTAAAAGTCAAATCTCTTCTTCATCTTCTTCCTCTTGCGTGTCGCCACCAAACATTTCAGAGATAGGCATGAAGTCCAACATCTCTAGTTGTTCGTTGAAACACTCTACTTGGCACTCTTTACAGAATTGGTTTTTCTTGAACTGCTGAGCAACTCTTAGACTATAAAACCTTTCAAGGCTTGCCTCAATGGTGTTTCTTTCCTCTGTGGTGAGAAGGTCAGGGTTTTCTTTTCCCTTTTGACACATAGGTATCCACATAGTGTCTTCTGTAATTTTTATTTCATCTTCGGGATTATCTTCGGGTGTCCATACAGGTTCGTATTGGTGAAGCCCTGTCTCCAGTATCTTTGAGACTTTTCTAAAATTAAGTGGTTCTGACATACCGCCCCTTCGTTTGTTTTTACTTTTTGCTATACAACTTTTTTGTAAAGAAACCCCCCACCCTTTCGGGTGAGGGGCTTCTATAACAATTACTTTACTAGGTTCGCTAGGAAAGTTGTTAGGGCTATCTCCAACTCGGGAGAGAGTTCCGCATCATTTTTCATCTGTGGAGTCTTCATCACAGGTGAAACTTTGGTGCTGGTGTAGTCAGCGAATAGGGATACAAGGTGTGGGTTCGCTTTCAAGAGTTCTTCCTTGTCTAAGGACTCACGATTTTGTGTTCCAATAACAACTACTGGAACTCCTGCGATAGTGCCTTCTTTGGCGATACCGACCCAAGATGAGCCGATTTTTACATAACCAAGCAGAGCGTAAAGTTCTGCCTGTGTCTTTTCGTAGTTTGCCTCTAGGCGTGATTTAGCAGTTTTGATAGCCTGAAACTTCTTTAGAAGTTTCTTGGCTTCTGCCCCACTTGTTGCGTTAGCATCAAGTGCTATGGAGATTGTTTCTCCGAGTTCAACCGAAAGAGTTTCCTTAGTCTTTTTGACTAGGGCTACTTCCTCGCTATTGAACTGTATGTCATCTTGATTTGACATAGCGTCCTTTCGTCATTTCCGAGAGAGAAACCTTTTCACTCTCTAAGTAGTTGAACCTTGTTCATCTACTAAACCGAACAATACACTAGTGCCCTCAGGGAGTCAAATCCAAACCAACACTTGCCTATGTGTTTTGTATCACATAGCCTAGTCCTCGGCAACCTCTACCTCTATCTCGGTGGCACGAGCAAGGTCGTGTCCATACTCGTTCTCCAGCCAATCTCGGGCAAGGGCTTCAGCACCTCTTTGGGTTTCCGAACTTACCTCTGTCCCAAAGTGTGAGATGAAGGTAGCCTTCCAACGCTTATTCACTAGCGACAACATCTCTAACCATGTCGGCGAAATCTTGTGCAGCCGAACTTTGCCAATGCCACTCTCCGTCATCATACTTCTCAACAACATCAAGCCATTGGTCGTCTGTTAGAACTGTGTCAGGTTTATCTCCCCAACCCGTGCCATAGCCTTCAACAGTTTCTTTATCCCAATAGGCAACAATCAGTTCCGTATCAGGTGCGTATGTCTGTAATTGTTCAATCAGATTTTTTACTTTCATTTTTACTTTTTGCTACCTCTCTCGGTTTATGCCACCAACAAACGAACATTGTTTGCTAGTTGCTTTCTTGCTATCGGTTCGTGGTCGTAAGCCATGCCTTCGTCCCAGCCACAAATTGGTGCTTGCCATTTATCAAGCCACAACCCGTGAGTGTCCCGTTCTATTTGCCACCCACAACTCTTGCAGGTATCCATGCCGTTTGCCATTACTTTTCTCCTAACATAATCATTTCGCTTGCCCGTCTGTCTTTTACATAAGTCTCTGCGTAAGCAATAGCATCTCGTATCTCGTGCGATACGCAATCAAGATGCTCGCCATAACAGTAAAGGTCAAACCAAGAATTGCTCGCCCAATCAAGAAGTCCTTGTTCGTTTGCCAATCGCACCGCATCATCTGTATCCAAGCCAGCATCTACAAAGTCTGAAGCGTCATACAGACTACGAACAACTTGTCCTTGTGGTGAGTCAAGTAGATTTACTTTCGTTTCGCCGTCACAGAAAATCTCAACGGCAAAGCCTTCATAAGAAACTGTTGCCAATAATCCAAAGCCCGTATAAAAAATAGCGTCCTGTTGTTTTGGGTCGGGCGCAACGCCTGACCTGTAATCCACTTTTACTTCAGACATTTTACTTTTTCCTTTCGTCATTTTGTTTGTTAGGTGTGTCGGTTCGGTTCTGTGGTGAGAGATTGTAGAGAGAGATTGTTTGTGTTTGGAAGGACACCCTCAGCCCTACACCCGAACCGACACCTGTTAGAACATTAGGCAACTGCCCTTTGTCCAACTTTGTTTAGAACTCGCATAGCAGACATACCGATAATTTCGGAAGCCTCTGCTGGATTACTTATGTCTCTAACAACTTCTGCGTATCCTTGCCCGAGTCTGTTAGCAGTATGTCCATTGTCAAAGGGAAGCCACAGAATTGCTACTCCTGCTTTTTCACACTTCTTTACAATTTCCATACACGACTTTGTTTCATCAGATACATACTCTCCGTCAGAAACAATAACTAGAAGTCTTGCCCCATTTCCGTAGAGCAATCCTAGAGTTCCGTCTAGTGCCTTGAACGCTTTAGTGAACTTCTCAGTTCCGTCCTGAGCAGTAAAGACATTTACCTGAGGCAACTTCTGTCCAACACTTAGTGTTGGGAATACATCATTTCCGTAATAGACCATAGCGCACTTACCTTGAATACGATTTACTGCCTCAGACATAACCCACGCAGTAGTAGCCATAGGGTTCATAGCAGAGCCCATTGACCCTGAAATGTCCACCATAACTCCAACTGTAAGTGTTGGTTCGTCTGTGTGCTTGCGAACAGTTTTGCGGAAAGGATTTTCGTTTTTCATAACTCCCATTGAACGAAGTGCCTTGTTCTGCATAATTGCTTTAGTGCGAAGTCTGCCCGGAGGAGTAGGACTAGCAATCTCTTTTACATCTCTCTCACGATACTTTGCTTTTTCAAGCAACTGACTAATACGAACAGAGGCAGAACGCTCTAAGGCGTTAGGCTCTCTTTGTTCAACAAGTCTGCTATTGGTTTTGCCAACACCTACACCTGTTGATTTGTCAAAGACTTTGTTCGCAACTTCTTTGTTCTCTGCTTGCTCTTGTGCTTCTGAGGCTTTTGTTTGTGCCTCATCTTTCCAATCCTCTAATTGTTCTTGGTCGGCAAGTTCACCGAAGTTAGACATCTCTATGTTTTCCGCAATCTCTTTTAGAGTTTCCATAATTGCGTCAGCCAATTCTTTAGGCATAGGGATACCGCCCTTACCGCCCTCAGGATTTTCATTAGGAGTCTCGCCTCTTTCTTTACCAATCTTGCGAGCCAACTCAGCCCAATCTTTTGCTATTGGATAAAGTTCTGTTGCGTCTGAGTGCTTGTCGTGGCGTTGTGCCATGCGTGCTAACTCACGGAAAGCATTTAGGTTGTCCTCACCTATTTGGCTTTTTACCCACTCATCTATTTCGGCAACTTCTCTCATAGAAAGAATACCTGCCTCAACTCGGGCGTGAACAAGACCTATGAGATTTGTAATTGCTATTGTTGGTTGCTCATTTGTGAAGGCTTCTTTAGCATCTCCAATAGCAAGTTCCATAGCGCAAGAGCGAAGGAAAGGCTTAGCCTTACTATCTCTTAGCAATCCTTGATACTCAATGCGACCTTCCTCTAACAACATCAAGGCTTCATACTCATCACGCTTTAGTTCTTTGTATGCGTCAGGCATAGACCATTGTGAGAAGCGAGCGTGGAAGGCTTCGTGCATAATCGCACCTGTTGCCATTGGAAACTCGTATTGTGTTTTGCGAAGTGTTATGTCGCCTATGTTGTCAGGAGTAATTCCATTTCCGAAAGCAACTTCAACATTTACTTCTACTTCCGCAGTTTGCGGGTTGTAGCAAGCGGGGGCAGAACCACCCGCACCGGGACCTACATACGCAACAAGGTCGTCTCTGTGAGACCACTTGTTCGCTAGGTATCCAACATCTCTACCAACTTTGAGCCACTCAACTGGCGTTGCTTGCGCTCTAGTTTCACCACTTTTTATGTGAGCCATTTGCTCATCTCCCTTTTCTATTAGGCTTCCAATCCCAATACCTGAATAATAACTGTTCGTTCTCTTATTGTCAAATCGTGTCTAGGGGGTGGGTGAACGCTCCCACCCCCCGACCAGCCCTGCCTATCTAAGGGGGTCTTAGATTTTGGCAGGTTTCACTTCCTCACCGAACGCCCTTGAAAGGACATCTGCGATAGTTGCTCTATCGCTTTCAGGTGAGGACGAGATTAGGTTTGCGAGAGCAAACGCAGTTCCGAAAGTTGTTGCTATGTCTCGGAAGGCAAGCAACTCACGCATTTGTGGAGACCAACTAATTTGGTTATCCAGTTGCTTACGATAAAGATTTTGTGCCGAAGTGATTAGCAAACTTGGAACACCCAACTTCTTTGCGAGTGCGTAGTCAGTAGTCATTTCAACTTGTAGAGTGAAGCGAGAAGTCAATGCCTCAGAGATACGAACTCCGGGGGCATTAGGGTTGGTAGCACTCACCACAAAGAAATCAGGGTGAGCCTTGATAACTCCACGCTCGGGATTAGCAGATACAACTAACTCTCTGCGTCCGTCCATTGTTCCGTAAAGTATTGCGAGAACCTTTGGGTCAATCAAACCAATTTCGTCAATGAAATAGACCCAACCATTTTCCATACACTTTATTAAATCTCCGTCAATCCACTCAAAGTTTCCACTTGGAGTTTGGACATAAGAGCCAATTAGGTCAGAGACTTCAATGTCTCCGTGTCCTACGAGTGTTCGCATTTCCTCACCGAAAGTTGCTTCAACGAGAGCAGTTTTACCTGTACCTGGCGCACCATAGAACATTGGGAACATAGGTGAACCTACACCTGTAATAACTGATTGCTTTGTGGCTTCTTTAGCATTACGCAAAGCCATAACATCTTGATGCTCTCCCCAAGAGCGAGCATAATAAATAGCACCATTAGGTCTTAGATAACTGTCCACTCCAATAATTGCTTCTACTTGTGGCAGTTCCATTTTCAACCTTGACTTTCGTGGCGCACGCTCTGAACCAACTGCTCGCTCAACATAGCGACCAGCAGGTAGAACTTGTGAACTAAGTGCGACAGTAGCCTTTTCATTTATCCCCTGTGTAGCAACTAGTTCAATAATTTCCCATAGCGTTGGAGACGAGTTAGGAGTAATCACTCCATACTTATCTTTTGCTTTTATTGCGTCCATTGTAGTTTATTCCCCCTTTTCTTATACTAACTCTGCGGGAAATCCGAGTGATTTCCTAGAGATGTTTATACGATAAAGAACCTTGTTAGGTGTGTTTCCCTTCGCTATGTCGTCAGCATCAAAGCGAGAGATTTCTGTAAGGATTGGCTTTTGACGGATTTTCCAACCATGCTTGATTAGTTCATCAAACATAGCGAGCCCATACCTCATGCGTTGTTCTGTGAACTCTGAAACATTTTCCTCAGAGATTTGGCGACCTTCGTCTAACAAACCCTTTACAGACTCATGTCGTAGAGTGGTGGTGCGCCATTGTTTCTTTGGCGATACAGGAGTTATGACTCTCCTATGTAAAGCCATAGGAACTAGGTTTCCCGAGTTGCTATAACAATCAGGAGTAATAAGCATTTGCATAGTCTCACCGACATTTTCAAACTCGGCATAGACCGCAACCCCCTGAACCTTCTTTTCTTTTTCTAGCATTTGTTTTCCTTTCGTGTGTAAGTGCTAGGCGTTCATTTCTTATTCAGTTGTATAAAGCGAACTTTACACTACGGGGTTCAATTCTGTCAAGTCCATTTTCATAGATGTTTCTAGGTTTTTCCCCCCTAGTGTTCGTATCTTACTCTTTTTCCATAGCCTTGTCAAATTGAGCGTCAAGGTCGTTGTTCTCTACTGCCTCACGCAGTTCTGCCTTTTGTCGCTCGTCAGCCCGAGCAAGGGCTAGAGCAAGGGTAGCCCTATCCCTATCTCCGACCTCATCTATGGCTTGCCAATCTGCCTCAGACCAGTTTTCACAATCAACAACAACCATGCCATCTGCGACCCCATAGTTTCCATCAAGGGCGAAGTAGTGGTGATTTTTGTCAGGTGTCATTTCCTCTTGGCTTAATAGTTCACTCATTTTACTTTTTGCTACCTCTCTTAGTTTATCTCGTAGTTGTTACAGATTTCTTGAACAGCATCATTGAGGGTGTTTGACAACAAACTTATTTCGTTATCAGATAGATGAGCAACCATTTCATCTGTGATTTGTGATTGCCACACAACACCTTTTATAGATAGGAAACTCATTTCAACACCTTCATTTCATTATCAAGGAATAGTTCTATTACTACTGTTTTATCAGGACAATCGCTATACCACTCGTCTTCATCTTCTTCTCTTTGACATACGCAGTTATCTACTTCATCTCTATCCGCATAATCTTTATGTGAGTTAGGTATGTCGTATTCACGAACAATGCTAGAGCCTTCTTCTGTCCAAAGGATTTCTCCACCCCAACCTTGTTCTTCTTCATACTCCAAAGTTATTTCTAGTTTTGGATACTGTAAAGAAAGTTCTTCAATAGCAGGAAGCGGAGGCGACCACGCAGTATTGAAACGATAACGAAGAACTGTTGCGTGTTCTTCTTCTAGTGAAGTATCAGAGTATTTTTCTGAGTCTGCTACTGCTATGTCCCACTTAGTTCCCCACTTAGTGTTATTGAAGTTATACCAGTTGTATTCAGTTTCGCCCTGCTTCTCCCCATTGGCGTAGCCATGAGTTCCGAAGTATTCATCTAACTTATCGTCAGGTGGCGCAATAATGTTCCAGAAAGAAATTATTGGATTTGAGTAATTAGTAACTTCTTCATCTCTATCTGCATACCGCTTTTGGATAGGCTTACCGAGTTGCGCTTTTACTTTTGCAATCTCTTCTTCTGAACCTTCTATGGTCAAATTGTTATAGACCCAGTTTGGCATCTTGTCTCCTTTCTAAAGACAAAGCGAACGATACACGCTAGTTATTTTTTTGTCAAGTGCTTAGTGGTGCGAAACTCGGGAAGCGTGTAATCAGGAAGTCCAAACATAAATCCTCCACCATTACCTTCTTCATCTTGCGAGAGGACAAGTTCAACAAGTTCTCCATTTGCGAGTCTTGCTACGAACATTGGAAACCCACGACCTCCAAAGTCATCAGAGTCAGTTCCCTTGAACCTAAGGATTGTTGCGCCTTCAAGTTGTTTGTAGTATCCCAAGTTCCAGCGTTCCTGTGTTGAGTCTTTCATTTTTACTTTTTACTCCTGTTCCTCTAGGGCACGGCGTTTGTTCTCCAAACGAGTGCGGTTGCGCTTAGTCCTCTTGTCAGCAAACACCTGTGCTTTTTGGTTCAGCACAAAGCGACCTCGCAAGCGAAGCAAGCCGTCAAGTGGGTTTTTCTTTTTCATAAGCGCAGTATAGGGCAAGCCGTTCTTTTTGTCAAGGTCTCCTGCACTTGCAGCATTTCCTCCTGCACTAAATCTATAAACAATTTAGGCACGCCGTTGTCAAGTTCCTCGCCACCGTATCATGCCGCCAACTACCAACAACTTATGCACCATCACCCGTGCCGCCACGAAGATTTTTACTTTTTGCTAATTAGCACAGTCACCTGGCCGCCGTCACACTTCACAACAACTTGCCGTTCTCTACACCCGTGCCGTCAACCTCCCTTGCGCTCGCCGAAGTTTTGGACAAACAAAAAACGACTTGCCATAAGGCAAGCCGTTCTTCGTATCTTAGAAAGGATTATGCGGTTTCTTCAAGCCGTGTTCTGGTTTTCCAACCATCACCTGAAATGTGTATTCGGAACACATCTTCAAAGGCTTTCGCTACCTCATTAGAGATGTCGGTATATGTTTCATCACTCTCTCTAAAGAGTGAACCCGCTTTAGGGATTGACGGAATATCCGAGTCCTCCGTGTAGTCGCCTAAAATTAGAACTCTGTCGCCTTTCCAGCGACCTGAGATTGCGGTTGCGGGGAAATCCCCACCACCTCGCGCCGGACTTGTCATCATCAAGATATACATAGCATCTGCCAATGTTCCCTCGAAGTTGCCCGTGTGCTCATACTGCTTGAGCCCTAGACCCAAGCCGTGTGGTTCGACTTTTTCTTTCTTATCAACATTTACTAAAATGTGATATTGCCCCATGTGGGTTGCCCTTTCTGTTAGGTTATGCGTATTGTATAACTAAATTACTCGTTTGTCAAATTTATTGATTCGGCGTGTTCGCTTACCGATTCCGAAATCATATTTGAGATGGCTTCATCATTAGAGTCCAGCCCCCCGTGTTCTTCCATTTCTTTGACTACCTTAGACCACGCCTCATCTGTAAGGATAACCTCGTCAGTTGGTTGATAATCAAAGGTGTCTTTATACCAAACCAAAGCAATAACTTCTTCATCAGGGTCATACTTCTGTAATTGGTTTACTAAATCCCTTGCTTTCATTTAGTCGCCTCCAATAATACTTTTAGTTGCTCGTCAGTAACTACTGAAGCCAAAGCACCGACAAGGGCTTCCACCGCATTGTCTTCGTATTTGTTTCTCATTGCTTGCGCTAAATCATTGAGCAACATTGCATTACTCATTTTCAAACCACCCTTGTTCTATTAGACTTTCAAACCCAGCGTTAGGGTCTACGGGGTTTGTGTTGACCGCCTGAATAAATCTAAGTCCGCAGGAGTCTTCATACCACTCTTGTAGGGTGGCAAACATTTCTTCAGGTGTTGCTTGCTCTTTTGTAATCAGCGGGTCGTATTCATACTCTCGCATTAGTTCAACCTGCTCGTCATCCATTAGCAAATAAATCTTATGGCAGGTATCCCACGCAATAGCCTTAGCATCAACTACTCGCTCTTTGACTAAATCGAAACTCATTACGCCACCACCAATCTTTGACCTAGGCCAAGGCCTAGTTGTCCGGTGGTATATGTGTTAAAACACATATCGCATAAATTGGCCCAAGGGCCCATTACTGTCTTTGCGTCATACAAGGCTGTATCACCGCAGGTATCGCATTTAGGTAAAGAAGTTACTTTGACTTCTTGACTCATAGTTCATCTCCTTTCTAGAGATAAACCGAATACTACACCGACTAAATTTTTTTGTCAACTCCTACAAGAAGTTTTTTCTTTTTCTTTTCTCGTCTGCTGTCGGAGGCTACTGCCATCGCAAATACAAGTCGCCATAGCAATTTGTTCATAGTTGGTTTCTTCATGGGTGCTCTCGTCTTTCTCGTCGTTTGCGTCTTGCTGTTTTTACTTTTTGCACGAGTCTTACGGTTGCGAATACTGGCGCTAAAAAGATTCGGTCCATTACCTCGGCCCTATATTCGTATTCGTCTACCGTGTCCTCTTGAAAGAGTTGGTCGTATGCCATTCGGGTTCGTCTGCTCATACGGTTGACTATAGACCCAGTTGCGTCTGGTGTCAACACCAATACATTAATGTCAGCGGTTAACTTATTTATATACCCTATGCGCAGGCCGGCATTTTTTGAACATCGAATTTTATGCACGCGTTGTTTGCGGTTAAAATTGTTTGTAGTTGACTTTGCGGCGGAGCCGCAAAGCGGAGTCTAATGGTAGATTGCCGTCAAGTCAATTCGACACGCTCACCGTTCATTGCAATCCCTGGCCGCTGTCGGTTACTGACAACTATAAATAACTTTCCAATGCTCACGCCGGCATCCCAAGTTTTTTACTTTTTGCTAATGCGGTGGCGGTGGTGGCGGTTACGGCGGAGGAGGGCCTCGCCTGGTAGCGACATCTAAACAACTTGCGGTTCTCACCATCTGGAACTCCAGCGGTTAATCACGCGACGCGTTATTAATCACGCAACGCGTTATTAGCGCAGGCCGTTATTAATTTCTTTGACTTTTCTGGAGGCCTGGCAAACCGAGGTTGGTGCAACTATCAACAACTCACGGTTCCTCAGCAGCGAACGGTCTTCAGGCTGGCCGCCGTTACACATCCAAATAACTTCTACGGTTTTGTCCCCCCCGTGGAGAAAAACTGCTTTTTACTTTTTGCTGTTCTTCGCGGCTTGCTGTTGAACTAGAAACAACTTCTTACCATCAGGGCTGAAGCCCGTTAGGCGCTCGCCGTCTTACGCATACTTAGTTAGGTGTAAGGGTGTACGGTTACTACCATACAGTGACGTTCAACTGCAAGTGACTACGAACAACCGTTCACTACTGGTCAGTAGGTTCGACAGCGGTTGCTCCATAGGACATCAGACCTTGTTCCTTTGTGGCAGCGCAATATGGGCAGCGGTTATACGCTCCTTGTTCCCACGCCGTTCCACACCAGAAGCAATCGGTTAGCACTGTTTCTAATTCCATTAGCGGTTACTTCCTTTTCCTTTATATGGGCAGGCCGGGGTTTTTACTTTTTGCTACCGTTAGCACGCCGTTATTCGATTTGACAAATGTTAGTTTATTAACTAGACTGTGCATCAGCACCGTCTAGTAAATAAACCTTTATGCTAGAAACAAGAGCGACTGCTTCATTAGCGCGAGCCGTTGCTCGTATATGCGCTTGCCGGTCTGAAGAAAACTCTATGTCCTCTACGCAGCGGTTAGCGTGCTCGGTTGCTGCGGTTAGTAAATTGTCTATAGTCACTCTGGCCTGGCCGTTTCTTCGGTTTCAGTAGTTGAAAGTTCAACTAACGGTTCTGCATCAATAATGTTTGTGTCTGGGGAGGCCGCTTGTATTTGTCCCAAGGCGGCGTTCCGTAACGCCTCAAGCCGTTGAGCAATAATCTCGTGCGGTTGTAGACCTATGTTCTCTACCTCCACCGTCAACTCCACCCCTCCACGCACGCCGGCGCGGTCAAGGATTTCTGTGGAGGCTTTCAGTCTTACTGGTTCTGATTGAGCATCCATCATAAGTTCTTCAAGAACCTCGACAGCGTAAGGTGCACTCTGAACAATTTTTGCACGTGCCCGTTCGATGTCCCCGCCTGGCTTCCGTGAATACTTCAGATGGTAGCGACAAGCACCGTCATCCTTCAGACGCCCGCTTGTCCACATTAGACAACGGATACCGTCTGACTTGACAATCTTACATCTATGTGGTAGACCTTTCGGTTGACGCTTGGCGGAAACCTCGCCGTTCTCTTGTTCCTTGAGATAAGCACGGGTTGAGGCGATTACCCAGGGAGGGGTCATCTTGCAAGCCGTTGCATCAATTATCAAGTCCAGGCCGGTCAAGAAGTCTGAATTGTTATTAGTTGGGTCCGTTAGCAGCGGACGCCGTTCAGAGAAGTTAACAAGTCTGCGCTCGCGGAGTTGTTCTTTAGAGCGTGCCGATATGAGACCCGTTGAATGTCCGATTTGGTCGTAGACATAATCCCAGGTAAGTCCTGCGTCTCTGAGGATTTGACGGTTCTCAAAAGTATCTTCGCAGACCCCACGGTCATACTCAACAATCCCAAACTCGGTTAGGTCGGGCCTAAGGTCAAGGGGAGTTGATATATCGGGGAGGCCGGCTTCTTCTGGCTCATTCATCTCTAATTCATTCATTTTTACTTTTTGCTTTCCAAAAAGGTTTGCCCCCTGCAGATAATTATTTTATTATATTTTTTACTGCAGGGGGACAAACCAATTTTATTTAGGTCTTACTTTTTCTTAGCGGTCTTCTTCGGTGCTTTGGCGGCGGTCTCTAGTTTCTTAGACACCTCTTTCGCTGCGGCTTCTGCGACACGCCCGAATGCTGGGTCTTTCTTGTTCACATATCGCAATGCGACAGGGACAAGGGAGGCCCATAGGGAGTTAGCAACCAACAACCACTCTGACTGACCGAAGTCCAGAGGACTTCCGATACCACTTGTTGACATGACAATAGTGATAGCGCCGATAGCCTGCCCAAGCAAGTTCCGAACGTAGGACTCAATGAGTGCCTTATTCATCTTTTTCTCTCTTCCGCGTATCTATAATGGAAGGTGATACGCTTCAATAACAGACATTAGCAGATACAATGCCAAAAGTTTTTGTAAAAACGCTGAGAGATAGTTACCTTTTACTTAACAAGAAATAGTTTTAGGCGTGGAAATCAGCATAAAATAATTGATTATTCTATGATAGAAGTTGTTAAAAAAAGTTGTAACAAAGTGCTTTTGGAATTACTTTTTGAGCCCTAAATATCGTCGTAGCAGATACCGCAGACCCACCAAGTGAAGACTTCAATAGCCTCTGACTCTGGCACAGGTTCCTCGCAACGGGAACATTTTATTGTATCTTCACTCATCGGTTTTGCGTTCTACTTCAAACGGTCTTTTGAAATCTCTATAATCGTTTTCAGATAAAGGTTTGTGGTTTTCTTCTCTCAACATATCAATAACTCTTCGCATACCAAGGGTGTAAAGGGTTTTGTCTTCTTCTCCCATAGCCTCTTCCCAGGTGCGGATTAGAACCACAATGTTGTTGATTAGTTCTTGGTCTCTGTTGTCTATGGCTTCCTCTATAAAAGAAATCAGGTCTGGAGCACCGTCTGGTCTAATATCTCCAGTCATCATCTTTCCTTGAATAAACTCTGAGATTATTCTTTTGATTTCTGATTTGTTCATGACAATCTTCCATTCTTTTGTAGATTGAAATTACAGTCGTGGCATAGAAGAACATCCATGCGGTCAGTGATTTTGTCTTTGTCTGGTTCTGCTGAAAGACCTGATTTCGTTATAATAACTGGAATCAAATTGTTGTCGGTTCCGCAGGCAGAACAAACTGCTGCACCATCAATCCAATCAAAAGAACCACCCTTCTCCATCAAGGAAGCAATACCTTGAGATAGAGCATGAAGTGGACCATTACCTCTAGAGAATCTAATAAAAGGATTTAAGTTGGTTGTTGTAATAACTGGTCGGAACTTATCGCAGTGGCATCGTCTGGCGTTTGGTTTACAGTAACTTATGCCACTGACTGATTTTCTGTGTCTAGAGTAAGAGTGTCCGCAGATGCAGACCTCTCTTGCACGACGCTTGTCTTTTTGAAGGTTTAGGTCGGTAGCAGTTTCTTTTAGTTCTACTTCAGAGAATGCGAACTTCTCTAGAGCAGACTTTGTAGTTTGCTCGTTAAGGTTTTGGGAATTGTTCTCCACCGAAGTCCCTCCTCATCTTGTCAATAATCTCTTGGAACTCTTCTTCAGTCTCAATCTTTTCTTGGATATGAGATAAAAAGTCTTCCATCATTTTTCTTTTTCTTATTCGGTCAAGGTATCTGACCCAAGAGAAAGAAGCAAGGTTCATTAGAAAACCTATTGAAGCAAGTATAATAAAATCTAATACTCTCAGAGTTATTATATTATTCATCAACTTCTAATTCCTCTACAACACCAATTTTTATTAGGTGTCTATAGACAGCATTAGCATCTCCCATAGCAATCTCAACCCACTTCTCGTAGTCATCCCCCACAGGTAATCTGTTTGGGAACCAATACTTCATTAGCGCTATAACCATTTCATCAATTAAGATATTGGTCTCTAACGCAACATTGTTATTTTCTTCTTCTTCCATTGTCTTCCTCGTCTCTTATTGCTTCCAGGCATCTGGTAAATCTAGAGGCGTGCAAGCGGTTATCTTTGATTTACATTCAAGGCAGGTTCCCTCAGTTGCCCACATTGAAATGTTGTAACTATCTTGACAAAATCTCACAGGGATTACTAGCCACGAACAACCGCACATAGGACATACGGGAGTAGGTATTCCGCTAGCATCCATCTCTGGAAACTCATCAGATTTATTCATCTTGTCATTCCGTCCTTTGGATAACTTAACCTACACCCTGGTCTTCTATTTGTCTATCCACTCTATAAACCTATTTTTTCTGCCCAATTTTTTCTATTGTAACTATACTCCTGACTTTTTCTTACTTTGAATTATACACCAAAAATTCTATGACTTTGTATAACTTCTATTGACCACTATAAAAACCCTTAACGCGTAGGGCGTCTCTTAAGGGTTAACGGTTTTTATACTGGTAAATACTACAATACTTAGATAGAATAATAGAAAAAATAGAATATTCTATTATACTAGACCAAGAAATCTTTGTAAATCAAAAAATAATATCTATTGTCAATAAAAAGTTTTTTTCTTTCATCACTTCTATTTACCACTATTATTCTATCAAAGTATTGGCAAAGTGACTTGACAGAGACCTCTAAAATTTGACAAGACAACTGCCAACTTAACATATAAATTAGACTTCGTAAACCGTTTCTTTATGGTGTTTGACCTTAACTTCAGGGTCTACAAAAATCTTGAATCCAGCCCTAGAGGCATTGGCACACCAAGAGTAGTCTTCACCAACATTGACTTTGACTTCCCCTAATTGTATACGGTTGATAAGAAACCAGGGCCTCTCCATTTTTTCAAAGACTCCCCTTTTGACAGCCAAGAATCCAAAACCAACTCCACCCACTTCAACAGGTTCACTATGTAATAGAAACTCAACCTTGTTGACCCTAGTTGGTAATCCACCCTCGCTAGGGTAGTTGACCGCAACATTGCCAGCCACATCTAGTTGATATAGACCAGAAACAATATCTAGGTCTGAATCCAACAACCTCAGGAAGTCCTCAGGTTCCCACTCAATATCTGAATCAATCCAGAACATCTTGTCATACTCGACCCCACCAGCAACCTCATTGGTTGCCCACGAGTGCGAACTATTATCTAGAGCGGTTAGTTCTCTAGCGGTTGGCACAAAGGAGGAAAACCGAGAGATGAAGGCATATTCCACCCCTCGCTCATCTAAAGCCCTACAAGTCCTCACCAGACTCTTTACATACCCCATCTTGGCATCAGAGCCAGGAGTAGCAATCAAAACTTTCATATAGTCCAACCAACCTCTTTATAGTGAGCGACCTGCACAGTTTTATCTACCATAATCTTGTATCCAGCGTTGTTTGCTTTTATACACCAAGAGAAGTCTTCCCCCAAAGAAACAGGCACACCTGACATTTCTATGGTATCTATATTAAAGTATGGTCTCTCCAATGACTCGAACACCCCCGCTGCCACACATAGAAATCCAAACCCAACAGTGTAGGTCTCAACAATTTCTTGACCTGAAGGTATGTAGCCCAAAAAATTTCTTTTGTTATGCCAATACGGAATCCCATCGTCTCCCTTATAAAAGACACATAAGTTCCCAGAACCATCAGCAGGGTATACCCCTGAAATAATACTTTCCTGACTTTCATAGAGTTTCATAAAGTCATCTGGAGTCCAAGCAATATCCGAATCAATCCAGAATATTTTGTTGTAGGTAATCCCCTGAAGGATAGGCTTTTCTAAAAACTCATCTTTGTCATCCATAGGACGAGGATTTGATAGAACCGTTGCCTCCCTTGCGTGAGAGACAAAAGAGGAGTATTCACTAGTAAAAGACCAACTTATATTTTCTTGTTCAAGCCTTTTTATAGTGTGCATAAGGCTCTTTACATAGGCACTTTTCATAGAGTGTCCTGGAGTTGCTATTACTACATCGCGGTGTGTCATCAGGCTCCCACCTTACTACTCTGTTAAGATAATTCTATGGACGACGATATTTTAGATTTTACTTGTGATTGGGACGGTTGTCCAACTCACTTCATAGAAGGAGCCAAGGGGGAAGAGTTTATAACAGTCATTGCCCAAGAGGCTCTCAAATTCTTCTACTCAACAGATTGTTTAGCACTTTGGGCAGGTAGTTTCCCCATAGGCTATCTAGTTACAGGCAGAAACGCTGAAGATGTATAAGCCAGTAGATAGTGAAGTTCTTTTTGAGATTAGTGAAGCAATTATGCTTGATAGAGAATGGTCTCCTAAACACAACCCAATAGATTTTGATAGAGATAGAGATGATAGTCAGATAGTTCTTATACAAGAAGACCTTGATACTTACATAAAATACCTCTATAAATGGGGCTATAGCGTCATAGAAACGGCTAAACTTTCACCTACCAAATCTAAATCAAAAGTAAAGGAGTAAAGACTGATGCTGGAAGCCCTGCTAGTTTATGTTGGTCTGGCTTTAGTAATTTCAATCATAGTTGTAAAACAAGACTGGCTACAAAAAAAGATTGATAAAGGCTTTAATCCTAATGCTAAAGATGGCGATAAAGATGGAGTTATCCAAGAAGGAACCAAATTCGAACGAAAGGCTAAAAAGTAATGGCAACTAAACAAGGAACAGCAGCGCGACTTATTGAAGTTGCTACAGCAGAAATTGGGACTATTGAAGGTCCAAAAGATAATCAAACAAAGTATGGCGCTTTTACAAAAGTAAACTTTCAACCTTGGTGTGGAAGTTTCGTTATGTGGTGTGGGAATGAAGCCGGCGTAAAGATTCCTAATACCGTTTCAACTGTTGCTGGCGCAGATGCTTATAGAAAGCAGAAGCGTTGGTATGACAATGACGGAACAAATGTTCCAGAGCCAGGCGATATTATCTATTTTGATTTCCCAGGTGACGGCGTTGATAGAATTTCTCACGTTGGTATCGTTGCTAAGGTAGATGCTAAGAACGGTTTATGCACAACTATTGAAGGAAACACCGCAGGAAACCCAAAGGGCGACCAACGAAATGGCGGAGAGACCTGCAAGAAAGAACGTGCATTCCGTAAGAACAACTCAAAGAAATTACTAAATGGAGTTGTCGGTTGGGGCCGTCCTGATTATGCAGGTTCAACTGCAAATCCAGTAGCACCAAAAACAACACCAGCACCTGTTACTGACCCACTTGTTTATCCTGGAGAAACTATTGACCCAGGTGAATCAGGTGTTCACGTTAAAACTATTCAACAAAAACTCAAAGTTCCTAAGCCAGATGGTATTTACGGTCCAGTAACAAAGAAAGCAGTGATTGCTTTCCAGAAAGCAAATCCAAAACTTGGTGCTGCTGATGGTGTTGTTGGTCCTAAAACTTGGGCAGCAATTATAAAACTTTGATAAACAAACTTTACGATATTTATATCTCTGGACCAATGACAGGTCAACCAGAGTTTAATTATCCTTTGTTCAACAAAACAGCAGAAATCCTACGCTCTTATGGCTATGTCGTATTTAATCCAGCAGAATGTTTTGATGGTAATACAGACCTACCAAAAGAAGTTTATATGCGAGAAGACATAAGAGCAGTAGTAGATAGCAAACTAGTAGTTACCTTACCTTTTTGGATTGAATCCCCTGGGGCTCTACTTGAGGTTGAGGTTGCTAAGGCTTGCGGTGTTGGTGTTATATCATTTGAAGAGTTTATAAAAGAAGAAGCCTTAGGACTAGGGAGAAGTAATGTCTAATGACAATGTAGCAGTTCGCTGGAGTGATTACGACGAGTTTCGTTCACGAATAGAATACGATACAAGAAATAAAATATCAGAAGACTTACAAAGAAAGATTGCTATTGTAAAAGAATCTTCTCTTCCAAACGAATTTCTTGCTGGTTTAGAACTGGCTAATGCTATTGTATTACGACAAACAGAGGACATCGTGTTGGACGAGAGTCCTCAAACACTGCTACCTTAGTTTTAGATAGTATTTCTCCCTAAGGAAGATAATTCCTTAGACGAAACGAAAAAAGACCATCGCTCATCACTTGAAAAGGGAACATACTTATGTCTATTAGTTTTTCTTTCCGCCTATCAGAAGATTTTATTAGTGGATATAAAGAACGTAAAGCACCATTTGGTTATAGAGATGCAGCAGGAAACTCGGTTGGAGAGATTACATTTCTTCGCACATACTCTCGACTAAAAGAAGATGGAACTAAAGAGACTTGGGTTGATGTATGCGAGCGCGTAATCAATGGTATGTATTCATTACAAAAAGACCACGCTAAATCTAATAGACTTCCTTGGTCTGATACTAAAGCAGCGGCCTCAGCAAAAGAAGCATTCGAGCGGTTGTTTGAGTTGAAGTGGTCTCCACCAGGTCGCGGTCTTTGGGTTATGGGAACACCAATTGTTATGGCACAAAGAAACTCTGCTGCATTGCAAAACTGTGCTTTTGTATCAACAAAAGAGATGACTAAAGCAGACCCATCGAAACCATTTACTTTTCTTATGGAAGCATCAATGCTTGGCGTTGGTGTTGGCTTTGATGATAAAGGCGCTGACAAAGATTTTACAATTTATGAACCACTAGAAGGAGAGACGTATGTCGTACCAGATACCAGAGAAGGTTGGGTCAAAACACTTGAACTCATCATCAATGCCTACTTACGACCAGATACGAAGGCTCCAATATTTGATTACTCAGAAGTCCGTCCAGCAGGCACTCCAATCAAAACTTTTGGTGGAACAGCAGCAGGACACGAACCGTTAGAGCGTCTTGTAAACCACATCACTAAATTGTTTAGTGGTCGCGCAGGAGAGAAAGTAACTCGCAAGGACATTGCAGACATTGGAAATATGATTGGTGTTTGTGTTGTATCAGGCAACGTTCGTCGTTCCGCAGAACTTCTTATTGGTCGTATTGATGACCCAGACTTCCTTAACCTAAAAAACCCAGAGATTTATCCAGAGCGCAACTCTTATGACCCAAAGAATCCAGGCTGGGCTTGGATGTCAAACAACTCTGTAGAGTCTTATGTAGGTGCAGACCTTGACCCTATTGTTGAAGGTATCGCTCGTAATGGTGAACCTGGAGTTATTTGGTTAGATGTTTCTCGTCAATATGGTCGTTTGGTTGACCCACCTAATAACAAGGATTATCGCGTTGAAGGTTATAACCCTTGCGCTGAACAATCACTAGAGTCCTACGAGATGTGCACACTTGTAGAGACTTACCTCAATCGTCACGATGACCTAGATGACTACAAGCGAACACTTAAATTTGCTTATCTTTATGCCAAAACTGTGACACTTCTTCCAACCCACTGGGCAGAGACAAACGCAATTATGCAGCGTAATCGTCGCATTGGAACTTCAATGTCAGGCGTAGCAAACTTTGCAGATAACCGAGGACTTCCAGCACTTCGTCAATGGATGGACAAGGGATACGAGACAATTAAGTATTACGACACTACTTATTCAGAATGGCTTGGAATCCGTGAATCTATCAAGACGACAACTGTTAAGCCTTCTGGCACAGTTTCCATTCTTGCTGGTGAAAGTCCTGGCGTCCATTGGACTCCTGGTGGTAAGTATTTTATGCGTACCATTCGCTTTGCTAATTCAGACCCTATGCTTCCGTTATTTAAGTTGGCGAACTACAAAGTTGAACCAGCATCGGAATCACCAGACACTACATCGGTTGTTTATTTTCCAATCAAGTCTGAGTCCAAGAGGGCTGAAAAGGATGTCTCAATCTACGAAAAGATGGCGTTAGCAGCATACGCACAACGCTACTGGTCAGATAACTCTGTATCGGTAACTGTCTCTTTCAATCCTGAAACAGAATCAGAAGCGGTTGGAACTGTTCTCCACCTTTATGACGGTCAACTCAAGACTGTCTCCTTCCTTCCTTCAGGAAACTTCACATACCCACAAATGCCATACACACAAATTACCGAAGAAGAATATGAAGAACAAGGCACGATGCGCCTCTTTCCAATTGACTTCTCTGGGGTGTATGCTGGAATGGCAGCAGACGCTATTGGCGAGGCATATTGCACAACAGATGCGTGTGAAGTAAAACTTATTAGCGAGAATCAAAAGTAGATAGAAAAGGAATACGCAATGACAACAGCGACACGAGGTCCATCAGCAATCAACACAATTAGTGCTGCCTTAAAACCGCAGAGTGATTTCTGGGCTTGGCAAGCAAAAGGACTATGTAAAGACGAAGACTCTGAAGTTTTCTTTTTAGACCCTAATATGCGTGGAGATATTAAGCGTCTTCGCGTTGATATTGCAAAATCAATCTGTAAACCGTGTCCTGTAAAAAATGAATGCTTGGAACACGCTTTAGCAGTTCCTGAAAATTACGGCGTTTGGGGCGGGTTGTCTGAGGAAGAGAGGGCTATCATTCTCTCTAAGCGTGGTTTCAAACCTGAATACACCCGTCTAGGATAGTTGGAGGATTAGCAATGGCAGTAGAACATAAGCACATTCTTATCAATGCTCGTGTGAACAACCCCCTCAATCGTTTTGAGGAAGCAACAGAGTTTCTAAGTGAACTAGTTGAAAGTGTTGGTATGAAAGTCCTTATGGGCCCCCACGCTACCTATGTAAATACTCCAGGGAATCAAGGAGTTACAGCAATTGTTGGTATTGAAACCAGTCATATTGCCTTCCACGTTTGGGATGAAGAGCAACCAGCCCGTCTCCAGTTTGACCTATACACCTGCGGCGCTTTAGATAAAGACATTGTTTTACAGGCGGTAAATCGTAAGTTTGACATTGTGAGCGCTGACTATCGCATCTATGACCGCGAAACAGGCTTTGTATTGCTTGAAGAAGGAACTATCTAAATACAATATCACTACGTCCTTCTGCCCGTAAAATAATGGGTGGGAGGACGTTTGTGTTTAAGAAACTAGTTGTAGTAAGTCTGTGTGCTTTTTTGCTCACTGGCTGTGGAAAGTATGACTTCAAGGAGGTCTACCGCTATCCATGTCAGGACCCTGCAAACTGGAACACACCAGAATGTCAACCCCCCAACTGTGAAGCCTTTGGTATTTGCACTAAAGATGTAATGAGAGGAACGCCACTCTACGATGAAGACTCCGAGTATGAAAATGCCCCGTCTACAAATAAATAGACGAGCACGTTTTACTACAGACGAACTCAATGCTCGTCTTCGTTTCTATGTAGGTTTGATGCTTGCTATGACCGTCTTTGGCGCAACAATGGCAATTATCTACGCTGTAACTTTTGTTACTCAACCTCTTGGTGAGGTTCAGTCTGAAAACGACAAGGCGTTCTTTGGTCTCCTCTCAACAACTATTTCATTTTTAGTTGGAGTCATCTCTGGATTTATGCTCAATGGCACATCTGCTGCTGGAACTCAAAAAGAAGAGGAAGATAAATAATGTATGAATATCGAGTAAAAAAGGTTATTGCAGTTGTTGACGGGGATACTATTGATGTTGACATTGATTTAGGTTTTGACATATCTTTCTATTCACGGGTGCGTCTTGCTGGTATTGATACCCCAGAGTCTAGAACAAAAGATAAAGCAGAGAAAGTATTAGGTCTAGAAATAAAAGAAAGACTAAAGAAACTTCTTAGCGAAGCAAAAACTGTTGTTATCAAAACAGAAAAGCCAGACTCGACTGAAAAATACGGACGTGTTTTAGGTTGGTTGTATATAGATGGCGCAGAGCAGTCTGTTAATGAAGGTCTTATTGCCAGCGGTTACGCTTGGTCATATATGGGAGATACAAAAGTTAAAGACTTCGAGGCACTCAAAGCCAAGCGTAAGGCATCAGGAACGCTATAGTTCTTCAATGAAAGAACTTTTTCTTACCGTTATCTTCCCTATCTACTGTTGGGTAGCGGGGATGGTTGTTATGTACATATGGATGAAATACGGAAAGAAGTGAAGTGGCTGTTTACGAATACTCTTGTGAAACTTGTAATTCACAAATAGAAACACAAACCCACTACGAAGTTGGGCCAGACTGCACAGTTTGTTATAGACTAATGAAACGAGTTTGGACAGCACCAGCAGTTCAATTCAAAGGACGAGGCTTCTACTCAACTGGAGGCTAAGGCCAGCGCGAGTGTTGCATAATGGTAGTGCATCTGCCTTCCAAGCAGATAGTGCCAGTTCGATTCTGGTCACTCGCTCTTAGATAGTGTCTAATAGTTAGATACTAAGAGTTTGCTATAAACTCATAGAGTGATACTTGACCCATACAAAGATATATCAGAAGAAATAGTTCTGATACTAGAGTCTTTAATATCTCCTGAAGATACATACCATCGAGTACATAAGCGTCGTATGGCAAGAACTCTTCAACTTATCTTTGATGAAAAGCCAACAGGCTCTCTTCTTGAAATTGGAACATCTCACTTAATCCCACTTGCTCTAGAGATTCTATGTCCAGACCTTGAAGTTTATGTAACTGATTTTGATTTAGATAAAGAAACTATGGGAGAGATGACAATATCTCTTAACGGACATTCAAAAGTTGCCCACTGCGCAAGAGTTAACATTGAAAACGAACCATTACCTTTTCCTGATGAAACTTTTGATTATGTCCTCTGCTCTGAAGTCCTTGAGCATATGGAGGTAGACCCTATGTATATGCTTGCAGAACTTAATAGGGTTACTAAGCAACAGGGAAAACTACTACTAACAACTCCCAATGCTGTAAGCACTTGGTCCATTACAAAGATGCTTAGAGGTATAGAGCCATACTTCTATATGCAATATCGCTATGACCGTTCTCTATATAGGCATAACTACGAATACAGCATCCATACCCTTGTTAAAGTAATTAAGGCTGCAGGCTTTGACGGAAAGATATGGACAGAAGATTGTTTTGAAGAACCAAACTATGCAGATATTCATAAACTAAAAGATGCTGGATACCAACTATCCCATTTGGGAGATAACATATTTACTATTGCTACCAAGCAAAGTGGAGTTGTTGATAGACACCCGAAAGTGATTTACACAGACTAATGAAAACTTATCCTACAATTATAGAATTAGGTGGAAGAATTCAAAACCTGCGCCGTCTTGTCAAGTCAGAAGATAAACATTGGTCTGCAACTAACCCATCCATCGGACATAGTGGTCGCAACAACTATGCAATAGCAATTAGGTCTAGTAACTATGTAATCACACCAGATGGTGCATATACAGTTACAACACCATCTGGAACTATTCAAAGCAACTTTTGGTTTGCTGATTTAGATAAAAACTTTGCTATTAAAAACTTAAGACAGATAGATACTTCTAAATTAGATATTCCAATTGTTAGAGGGCTTGAAGACCCCAAACTTATCTGGGACAGAGACCACTGGAAGTTTACTGCTGTGATGATGGAAGCAGTGCACACTCCTGTAGCAAGAATGGCTGTAGGTCATTTAGATAAGAAAGCAACAAAAGTTGTTTCGATAGAAAAGTATTCTGGCATTGACGCTAAGCGACCAGAAAAGAATTGGATGATGCCGCCATCGCCTAATCCAAACTTTGATTTTATCTATGGACCTAACGCAACTGTTAAAGATGGAGTTCTATCTACATGGATGACAGACCATCCAGACATCTCTGCCCTTCGTGGTAACACTAATCTTCTTTCACTAGATGATGGAACCTATCTTGCAGTTGTTCATCGTATGTGGGGCAAAAGCGAGAACTCATTCTCACGTCAAACTTTTGGCACAGTTACAAGCCATCATAGAAACTATGTTCATCATTTTGCACGCTACGACCAAAAGGGTCACATAATTTCTTTATCTGACGGATTTCATTTTTATCAAACAGGAGTTGAATTTGCTGCTGGAATAGTAGCAACTAATAAAGAGTTTGTCATCTCTTACGGAAGCAAAGATGTTTCTTCTCATTTGGCTTTTATTTCTCAATATACAGTTCTCAAATCACTACGACCAGTTATTTTGCTTTAGGGTTTGGAATGCGTTTCATCTTGTATCTGTTTTTTCTTTCATCAAATACAAGGGTCTTAATAAACTTCTTCCATGCTTTCCCATTAGGGCGATTGCCCGCCGACATAACTTTAGCGGGAGCCTGCTGCTTTCCTTTTGACATAAAAGAATCTTACACCAACTACTTCCTCAAAAAATCTACTTTATAACTCGGCGTGTTGCTGCTGAGGGTTAGGCAATACAGCCATTAAGGTTTCTTTATGACTAAGCGCATCAATCTAATCACCAGTCTTATTCTCATCTAAAATATGAGTATGAGCCAAACGGGATATGAGACCGACACAGACACCTTTATGGACACAGATAGCGGTGACCATGACCGTTTTGCTCACTACGTTGATAAAGACGCGGCTACGGAGGCAACAGTTATGGGATACCCAGTTGTTGCCCTCTGTGGGAAAGTCTGGGTCCCTTCTCGTGACCCAGAGAAGTATCCAGTTTGTCAGACTTGTAAAGAGTTATTCTTAAGTTTGGGAGCCTAAATGAGCGAGACAGCAAAAGTTATACAGCCACAAGACCGCTGCGATAGGTGTATTGCTAAGGCTTTTTATATGGTCGTGTTCAATAGTGGAGATTTGTATTTTTGCGCTCACCACTTCCGCGAGCATGAAGACAGTTTTATTGAGACTGCTTTAGATATATATGACGAGACTGATGAAGTTTTGTTAGAGCCTCAAACTATCAACTGATTCATCAATTCTTTTCTTTGCGATTTCAGCATACTCAGGGTTTATCTCAACCCCAATAAAGTTTCTTTGATGCCTTAGGGAAACAACTCCTACTGTTCCAGAGCCAGTAAAGGGGTCTAGAACAGTTCCACCTACCGCACTTCCTGCAAGAACGCAGGGTTCAACGAGTGCTTCTGGCATAACAGCAAAATGAGCACCAGCAAAAGGTCTGGTGTTTATAGTCCAAACATCTCTTTTATTTCTTTTACCATCGTAGATTTTATAAACTGGCGGTCTTGCATTTACTCCCTTTATACCCTGACGTTCTACAGAGCCCTTAGCCCCTTTAGTTCCAGCAGGAATAACACCATCTTCTTTGATTGCCTCGCTATCAAAATAGTATTTAGGAGACTTGCTCAGCAAGAAAACATACTCGTGCGACTTAGTGCATCTGTCTTTTACGGACTCAGGCATTGGATTTGGTTTTGCCCAGATAATATCTTGGCGTAGATACCAACCATCGGCTCGTAGAGCAAAGGCAAGCATCCAAGGAATTCCAACTAAGTCTTTAGGTTTTGTTCCTTCTGGAACTAATCCACCTGTTTTCTTTTCAAGATGGCGCTCATTATGTTTCTTTCCTAAATTACCTGCTGGTCCTTTACCTGAACCAGAATAACTATCTCCGATGTTTAGCCACAATGTTCCATCATCTGCCAACACACGCTTTACTTCATTAAAAACTTTGACCATCACATCTATATAGTCCTGAGGGTTCTCTTCTAAACCTATCTGACTTTCATTTCCGTAATCTCTAAGACCCCAATAGGGAGGAGAAGTTACGCACATATTTACACTTTTATCTTCTAACTCTTTTAGTTTATCTAGAACATCACCGATAAGAAGGTTGTAGTGTGTCATTGTGTCTTTTACTCCTTACTATCTTTGATTGCAAAATCAATTCGTGCTTGAGAGATTTTTACATACTCTTCTGATTGGTCAATACCAATAAAACTAAAACCTTCATACATACACGCTTTGCCAGTAGAACCCGACCCCATAAATGGGTCAAGCACTATTCCAGCAGGCGGAGTTATTAGTCGCACAAGATACTGCATCAACGCTATCGGTTTTACTGTTGGGTGGTGATTGCTTTGTGCAGCAACACCTTTTTCATCAAAAGTTCCCATTCCAGTCTTTGTTCGTGTATCAGGACGCTTAACTTCAAACCCATCTAAACCATCGTTCCTGTCGCGCTTGTTTGCTTTAGCGCAATAAAAGAAACGAGCAGCAGAGCCATCATCTCCCATTGCTCTGAAACCGCCTTCTGTTTCTTGACCAGATGCAAAAGTTGTTGCTACAGCCTTGCCCCGCTTAGCAGGATAAGCACCACCCTTTGCTCTAGGAAAGAGTTCTGTTACTTCTTCACTACCATCGTGAATGAGGTTTGCTGGAAACCTTCCTTTGTTATTCATTTCTTGCTCGTATTCTGGTTTTACTTTTTCCCCGAACCCAGACCACATTTCTAGTTTATTGATAGGAATTTCTTCCCCTGGCACTCTTGAGTCATCTATGTTAATACCGCCAACCCCGTGCTTGAGGATGTTGTTTACAACGGTTCCTTCTAATGGTTTGCGTGCTAAAACTATTGGTTCGTGTGCTGGCTTGAGAGCAGTGCCCCAGCCTTCCCATTTCTTTGCTTCTTCAGAGGAAGGTTTTGTTATGTAGTCTGTTTTTCCAACAGTTCCTGATTCAAAAAGCGTATTATCTTTTGTAGAGTTTTCTCTGCTGTTCGGGTTTCTACCAACAACTTCTCGTTCTACACCCAACTGCTTATCTAATTGCTTATCAATAGCCATTGACTTAGGAAAACCAGAACCATATACCCACATAATTTGGTCTCTAATTTCAAACCCAGCATCTTCAATAGCAACTGCCATTCGGTGATAAGTGCGTGAACCTGAGAAAGCAAGCAAGTGCCCTCCAGGTTTTAGAACTCTATACGCTTCACGCCACACATCTACATTAAACGCAACACCAGTCGCGTCCCACTTCTTCCCCATAAACCCTAATTCATACGGAGGGTCAGTAACAATAGAGTCAACACTATTTTCTTCTAGAGTAGGCAAGACTTTCAGACAGTCTCCGTGAAAGAGTTTTAGCATATCCGTAAGGTAACACACCCTCACCCAAACCTACCCCGTGACACTCCGTCTTCGATTAACGGCACGAGAGGGCAGAAAAACGGGTTTTTAGATTATTTTATTGATTCGCTCTTTTGACCAATGCATATATGATTTTACATAAACCACAGCGTAGGCAACAGCAGAGAAGATAAACCCATACTGGTCGGTGATAAGGGCGTAGGCAATCCACAAGGCTTCGTTAAAGGTTAGAACAATCCAACCCCAAATAGTCTTACGACCTACAAAGTAAATGCCACCTACACCAATTACAGCCAGAACCCAAGAGCCATAGTTCTCAATTAGATTTATCATTCCATACTCAATCCAAGTTTATCTATCTGTAGAAGGAAACTAAAGTTAGGCCCCAGTAGTTCAATTGTTACATTGTCTATAGACATAAACTTATTTTCAGTATCTATATCCCAATACTGAACTTCATCATAGGTTGGTCTTAGGTAGTTGATGGAGTGGTTGACTAGGTATTCAGGTCTAAGGGCGTGCTCATCTTCGTCTTTAATCTCAGGGATTGAAGCAATCTTGACTAGCCCTCCGCAAATGATAATCCACTTGTTCTTCGCGGTAGTAACAAACAAGTACAGATTTCCACTACTTGTATCAACACGGGTAATACTGTGGGTGATTAGTTCCTGATTTATGTGAGTCCACAGTTTGTTAGTCTGCTCGTTGGCCATATCCATTGTGGAAGACTACTCTATTATTAGGTTATGGAAGAGCGAAACGACCAGCAGTTCAATGAAGAGTTTCTTAAGATAATTATGGACTCTGGCTATAGGACAAACAACCCAACCTTTGTTGCTGAACTTATTGGAACTCTTTATAACTATATGAGTGAGAAGACGGGGTGCTCAACTAGAGAACTTTCCCCTTATATAGGTGAGATAACTAAGTTAGTCGGGCACGACCACGTTCAAACACTTTCGGTAGATGAAATGTGCGATTGGATTATTTGGTATAAAAAGCAAGGTCTACCTACGCCACCCCCAACTGACGAGTTTATGTAAGAGTGTTATATTAAAAAAGTCAGGTAAGTTAACTCAAGTTGCTTGTTTTGTCTAGTCACCTGTATGCTTATCTCACGACAAAGACGAAAGGAACCGATATGAGTAATCAAAATTCATATGTAAAGATTAACCATACTCTTCCGCAAGAGGTTGTTACAACATTCAAGAGTTTTGAGGGTGCTATTGATAAGCGTAATGCTTACATTGTTGCTATTAGAAACAATCAATGGAGCCTTCAATCAATTGCTGATGTAGTTGGAACTACAAGAGAACGTATTAGACAGATTTCCGAAGGATTTCAAGGAACTCCATTGACATCTAATGTTCCTCTACCAACACCTCCTCTAAAGCCAGTTCGTGAAAAGAGAGTTCTTCCAGAGCCAAAGGAAGAAGATATTAAGCGACTTCTTAAACTTCAACCTCTTGCCCAAAAAGTTCGCTCTCACTCACAAGCAAATCGAAAAGAAGCAGAGGAATACACTGCTTTGTTATTCAAGGTTTATAAAGAAGATGGAGTTTCTCTCTTTAGACTTGCTAAGTATCTAGGAGTAACTCACGGAGCATTACGTTTTCGTATGGCTCGTTATGGCTATATTGAAGGCACTTCTTCTAAGAGCACTTGCTATAAACCAATTCTGGATAAAAACCGATATGTCCTCAACTCTTGAGCCCAAGTTTGGCTGGGGTCATGAAGAGGCAATGCGCAACTACAAGGAAGCACTTGCTATTCAGATTGAACAGTTAGAGATATCACCTGAGTGGAGACCTAACGAAGTTGTTAGGTATATAGCGCGATTAGTTCGTAATACATAGATTTCGTCGCTCTACAAACTTATCTTTTCCGGAAAGAAGTAAGGGGCTAGAGACACGAAAAGACCTGGGTAAGTCTAGAAAGTGCCCAACTTCCGTCATAAAAAAGGCTCCTCTCGGGGGGTCTTTTTTATTGTAAACTAAAGTTGACAATGTATGTATATGTATATAACCTACTAACAATGATAAAAAAGAGAAAAATGAATTGCTCTAGATGTAAAGATAAACTTACTCATACTGGTTTAGGTGGGTATGACAATGCTCTTCGTATTACTTTAGATGGCGGATATGCCGAGTTTGTTGATGGAATTGTTTTTGCAAATGATGATTTTGCTAAGCCGCCTCTTGGTCACATTCTTTGCCACAGGTGTGGACATGAACTGATGAACTGGCTAAAAGTGCCAGAACAGCATATAGAAGGTTGGCACCAGCGTGTAGAGAGCGAACCTCTTTGCA